TGTAACACCATTTTTTATTGTAACGTTTGCTGTGGGTTCACTGCCATTTGAAACATAAGCACGAAACACCCTTAGGAATTCACCTGTTGTTGTTGCTGTGCCCAGGCCTGCAAGTGTAACCGTTTCACTTAATTCATCGTAGTTTGTGTCCAACCCAACCACCGTAATTTCAACCCCATTATCAGTTGCACCAGCCGCACTTGTAACCGTCATTGCAACCGCTGAACTTGGATGAACATAGGTGCCACCAAGATCCCATATGGTTTCAAATGTGGTACCAACGTCAGGATTGTAACCAAACTTATCAATGCTTGAAGCATCTTTAAAATTGTTGATTCCAACAGCAAAGCCAGGATCTAATACTGCTTTAGAAAGATTTAAATTAATCGCCATTGTTGTATTCTCCTTCATGCACCCAACCTTGTTGTGCAAGTGCTAGATGTTCAGCCATGGTGTTTGCCATACGCTGTTCACCGTTAGGTCCATACATCATATGTGGTTGAAATTGTTCTTGCTGTTGTTTTACTTCTGCTAATTCATCATCTTCCAATTCCATCCATTCAAGTATTTGCTTATCAATTTGTTTTAGCACCATTGGATCAGTTGCTGTTTCTTTTGCTGTTCTTAATTGTGCTATTTCACTTTGCTTGTCTCTAATGTTAAATGAATTAGGATATTCAATGTAACCGTCATATGTGGTACCTAGATATTTTGCAAACATCTTCCAAAGGTTTTCTTCCGCCATTTGCAATGAAGCCGCCTTTTGTGCCAAACGTGCATTAAGCAGGCTGAATTCAACCTCCATTGCAACGCCACTCATTGTTCTGCTTTCACTGGCACGCACCGCTCCCGTGTTTGCCATCTTGTCAATTGCATCAATTGAATGATTAATTGCTTTGTAGATGCTGTCAATTGAAGCACCACTAAATTCAAGTGCGTATGGTTTAAGTCCAGGATCCAATCCTTCTTCAATTTGAATAACACTACCAGGCCCAACGCCTAGGTTGGTATTTGGTGTTGCAACAATTGAAGGGTGTGTGTCAAGTTTAATTGCTTCCACCGCTTCTGATGTGCAGTTATAAATCATTTTTTGTGCTGAAGCAATATCATGTATATCACTTACACCAATTCCTCTTACCGTGCTTCTTTGGTTGTAGGCACATATTGCTGGAATGTATCCCAAACCGTTTGCTTCTTCAATTCTTTCTATAATTTGTGTTTCTTCTGTGTCAATCGTTGTTGTTATGATTGTGTCTGGAGTCCATTCTTTAACAACCTGCACACTACCATTGAAGTCTTCTATGTATTTGAAATAATCTAATTTGTATTTGCCAATTGGTGATCTTGTCCAACTCCAGTCAGTAACCGCCAATGGTGATAACCAATTAAGATAGGGTCTAACACCCTCTCTAAGTTCATCCGCCTGTGTCGCTAATTGTAAATTAGGCTTGGTTAATATTAACCAAACATGACCAAACACTGAACTCCAAGTAGAAACTTCTCGCATGATTTCATTTAGACTATGTCCATCCTGATCAGCGTCCTTGAGGAATTGCTGTGTGATAGGGTTGTTTTCTAGGCCTTTTAAATCTCTGTAAGGCTGGTCCCTAAATAAGAAGGAGTTATAAACTGAAATTACACTAGCACAATGGTTTTCCAAAGGCGTTGTTTGCAACCTGTTGTTATACTCGCTGTTAGTCTCTAATTGGTATTTGGTTAAATGTCCTGCCAGGGTGTAGTCTTCTCCACCCAAATAACTTTGGTATAGGAAGTCCCATCTATCTCTGTATGTTGCATAGATATCATTGTGTCCCAGCAGTTGTGAAATTTGATTTTGAATTATTTGTGATGCGTCCATTTTTTATCCTTTATCTTACTCCCCAACGTTGAGGCTGAACAGGTTCCACGTATCGCTTGAGTGGAAACATATATGCAACACAATAAGATAATGCATCAAATTGGTGCGAAAAGTCCTGCTTACCCCCCTTATCAGGAACTTGAGTTCCCTCACGGAAGTTGTATTTTTCTAAACTTTCTATAGTGTATTTACACGTTTTACTTATAAAAAGGCGTCTTTCACCGTCAGCAGAACAGAAACGAGCGTTGGTGGCATTTATTCTATCCCTTACCGCATCATGTCTTCTGGGTGATTTAACCACAAAACCTGCGTTTTGTAGTATTGTGTGATCCGTTGCTCCATTGGCGGCGGTCTTCCTTGCACTACCGCTTGGATCAGGAAATGCAAATATCTTGCTTTGTGGATATCTACGCTTTACTTCATCCGCCAATTCCTGTGTGTTTGAATTGTGCATTTGTATTTCATCAATGCAGTAGAGGTCCTGTTTATCCTGTACGAATATGCAACCTGCTATGGGTGATACGTTGAAGTCACATCCTAGCAGTATTGTGCGTGTGTCCAATCCTTCTGGCAGTTCTTTAACATTGTGCTGTCTATCAAATGCCCATGCAATCCTGGATTCAGTTGTTTCAAACGAGGCTTCAAACTCCTGTTTAAATTGTTTGAGGCTCATTTCTGCTTTTGCTTGTTCTATTTCTTCAGGATCAACAAATCCTGCTTCCAGGGTGGTAAACTGCCAACTCTTCCATTCATTGGGCAGTTTCTCCTGCATATTGTAGATATCAAAAAACCAGTTGCTCTTGCCCTTGGGTGTTGAAATAAAGAGAGCACCGCCTCTTTGATCTGCAAGTGCTGGTCTTATAATTGTTTGAAATAGTTCTGGATCAACATCAGCACATTCATCTATAACACAATAGGAAAGGCTGACTCCACGTAGTGCGTCAATGTTCTCACTGCCCTTAAGACTAATGATAGAGTTGTTCTTTAGTGTTATGCTTAATTCACTTTCATTAATCTTTTTTACCCAACGCAGATCCAATAGTATTTCCTTAAACAACTTCCAGCCTATCATCTTTGCCTGCCTGTAGGATGCGGTTATGTAAAATATATTTTGATTGGGTTTTCGTGCGTGGTAGCATATCTCTCTTATAGAAAGATAGGTCTTGCCGCTTCGTCTTCCACTGGCTACTATTTTATAGCGGTGTGGATCATTTGCTACTTTGGATTGCCATTCTGCCAATTGCATGACAATATTTATGCTGTCGTTCAGAGCGGCTTATTTAGTTGATTGTACATCAACCATAGTTCATTGACCTGTCTATTAATCTTATTCGCCTCTTTGCCCAGGGTGCCCTGTTGCGTTGCAATCTGCATTACCAAATCGCTAAGGTGATTGTTGCTGTTGATTAGATTGTTAATCAACTGCTTCTGTGCCGCCAGTTCAATCCTCAATTGTTGCAATTCATTTAAAGGATCAAAGTTAGGATCAAACATTTTGTTTCCTTCCCACCAGTCTGTCATGCTAGTATTTAACAGGATGATTGGAATAGTAATCATATATGATTATTCTTCCTGGGGTTTTACCCTTGCCACAGAATGAAGGTCTCACGTGATCCGCCGCCTTGTATTTCATTTGGCATGGATCCGCTTCATTGTATGCATTGGCCAACCATTGAGGGGGTGTTGCACACCCTGCCATGCTAAAAAGGAACGTTATCAGTATTGTTATTTTTATAGCGTTCATCTGTCCACCTCTTTCTCCATATCCAGTTGCTTAATTTGCCAGAATACTTTTCTGCTAGATGCCACAAATAACCTGTGACCCCTTGATGCTTCCAACCTCTATATCTTTTATAGCGTGTTGTCATTATGCTGGTTCCTTTAAGTCTATTCTTAGTGTTTCTTTATTAGTCATAAACTCAACGCAGTCATCAAACCTATAAAGTCTAACTTTATTGGGTTCTAACCACATCCAATGTCCTATAGGTGGTAAACTATCCATCTTAATGATTGCTCTTAAGAATGTATGAGCATCTTTTATAAACTTTTTATCAATAGTCATTATGCTGACTCCTTTGCATTGTTTTGTATAGCACCCCAATTGTAACGATGTGATAAAACTCCTGTATCACTCTTTACAAATGCCTTAAATTGATTTCTAACTTTGTTTGGATCACCTTGCAAGGTGTGGGACGCCACTTCTTTGCTCATGACATCAACTTCTGCTAGTGCTATTTTACGACCCTGTTTATTCACCCTGTTTGCTATCAAGTCAAGTGTGTATTCACGTGATTGTGCGTATTCACCTAATTTTTTGCCAACTCTAATTGATACCGCCTCTTTAAGTTTTTCATGCTTTTCTGTGGGTAAATTTTTGAATATGTTTGCCATTTGTTTT